CCGCAGATCATGGTCGACGGCCTGCCGACGTACGACTGCGGCAATTACTCCAAAATCAATTGGGCGCCGCCTGGCCCGACGAAGTGCCATTTTGAGATATTGGTCCCAAAATCCGGCAAAATCCGCCGCGTCAGTGCCGAATGCGATGCGGTGCTGCCCGGCGTCATCAATATCTTGCCGCCGACCTATCCGACGAAAAAGTATCGGGCACCGCTGGAATAGGCGACAATTGTCATCAGTAGACAGAGAAACACCCTATGAGCAACCCAGACTTTGACTGGACGACTGTCCTGCCCGAAGGCGAACGACAAAAGTTTCTGGCCGACCGGGAATCGTTCCTCGATAGCTTCCCAACGAAGGAAGAGGTCGAACAGGCCGGGCGAGAAGGGCGAGAAGCATTCGCTAAAGCCTGCGCCCAGGTTGACAGCAAGCGCATCGCCGGCCTCACGGCCGAACTTCGCAAGCTGCAAGACATAATCGACAGCCAAGCTGACCGCATCCTCGACCTTGAGGCGGCTCTGGCTGTCCCGAATGGGGATCGAGGGAGCGCGGCATGATGTTCAGGATTGGTCAAAAGGTCGTGTGCATTGACGACAGCATGAACCCCGAGACGGTCGATTATACGCCTTGCCGACCGCGCAAGGGCGAGGTCTACACCGTCCGAGGCTTCCTCGTGCAAGATCATATCGAGGGCTACGGCGTGTATTTGGAGGAACTTCTAAATCCGTCAATCATCTGGAGCGATCAAGACGAGAAGGAATGGCCGTTCAAGCCGGATCGATTCCGCCCCGTCGTTGAACCCAAGATCGACGCCGAGCAATTTGAGCGGGCGTAGGCTTTGCTGACCGACCATCGACGGACTGCCTACCGGACAATATGAGGAAGCGCCGACGCCAGCACAAACGCCAGCGTCGCTGCCGCAGCCAGCATCCACGGCCCATCGCCATAATCCGGCTTGGACACCGCGCGGATTTTGCACAGCGATCCGACCACGATCAGGAGCGCGCCCAGAGCCAGCGCCGCGGCTTGCCAATTGCCAAAATCCCCGCCGCCGTAGAACTCGCGCCACGCCCAGATCACGATCGTCCGGACCCACACGCCGCAATCGCAGACCACGACGGCGATCGCCAGGTTCATGCTTGGAGGGAGCTTGCCACCGATCCAGTCGGCAAACGCAAGCCCGCGGCGCCGCGTCTCGCGCCACAGATACATCAGCATCAGCCCGATAAAGCAGAATTCCAGAACCATGCCCGCGCCGTTGAGCAATTCGAGCGGCAAAGCAGGGTCGATCATTCCGGAGGGCCCTTGTATATCCTCGATTCCTGATGCGACTGGAACGAGTCCGCCACCAGCGCCACGTCATGATGCTGCAACCATAGCTCCGCCATCAGGGAGCGGAACGGATCAGGCGAGGCGGACCGGGAGCGCATTGTCTGCTCGACCTCGTTCGTCAGCCTCATCGCCGTTGCATACTTGTCGTATGCCGGCGACGGCCTGCGAAGGAAATCCCGCAGCCAGTTCATTGAGATCGGCCCCCCGTAAGCAGCCCCTTGAGCTCCGTCATGATTACTATGGTACGCTCCGACAGAGTTTCCAATCGCGACTGGATCTCCCGACGCTCCAAATCCGACCGCCACCACAACCAGAATAAAAACGGCGAGAGCGCCCACCCGCCGGACTTGATTATTTCGAGTATCTGCCCGGCGTCCATTCCCATTCCCCAACATCGCTATGCGACGCCGGCGTCAGGGTCGAACTGCGGAGCAATCCTATCCCATGCGGCATCCACCCTGGCGTCAAGCGCGTCCAGATCGGCGTCCTGCTCCGCCGTTGTCGAGACGCTATCGCTGCGCAAACTGGCGATGATGCTTTTGACGCCCTGATAGATCAGCGAGACCTCGTCGCCAACCAGCGGCGCCAGCCGCTCAAGAACCGGTACGACCTTTGTCAGCATGCCGATGATGGCCGCCACAGCCGCCGCCGCATTGCCGCTAACGCCGAGGAGCGGGAGCAGCGCCTGCACCGCCGTCAAAACCGACAAAATCACGTCCGAAACTACTTTGGCATTTATCACGGACATGGCTGATTATCTCCCGGTAAAGGTTGCTGCCGGCGTCGCCTGCAGGCCCGTGACGGCATCGACGAGCAGGTTATAGACCGTCGCGATGGCTGGCTGGCCGTTCTCGACCGCCGACCGCAGCGCAATCCTCGCCTTTGTGCCCTGCTTGACGAACCTCACGATCTTGCGCCGGGTTTCGACGTCGCACCCTGGCCCCGTGAAGTTGCCGTTGACGCAATAAACCGCGAAATTCGCCGCGGTTCCCTTGAGGATATCGAACGTCGCCGCGGCCGGCCGGACGACGCTCGCCGGCACCGTGGCCGTCGTTGCCACGGTATAGACCTGTTTGACGACGGCGATCTCCTGCCGAAACCGCTCGAGTTCCGGCGCGCAGCCGGCAAGCAGCAGAAGCGAAACGATAGCGATGATGCGACGCATTGGCTGCCTCTATTTGGTTGGCGGGATGATGGTGACGCTTTCGGCCGAGACGACCGACGCCGAGGGCGCGGCGTCTGCGGTCGCCTTGTCAGTCACGATCGTCTGCACCTCCGGCAACGCGATCGTCGCGGCGATCAGCGTCTGCTTGGCCTCGTCACTTTTTGCCAGCACATTATTGGACGCGATGGCGGCCGTTGCTTTCACCAGCGCCGCCTGCGCGTCCGCGGCCTGCGGCAATTTGGGATCGGACGCGATCGCCGCCGTGCTTGATATCTGCGACGTCGGGCTGGCGGAATGACTGGCCTTTAGCGTGGCATAAAGCGGAGCCAGCGCCGCGATGACCAGAACCAGGCTATTGACCGTCGCGCCCAGCGACTGAATAGCCGCAGTGACCTGCTCGACCGAGATCCCCTTGGCCTGCAGCCCGAAAATTACGATTGCCGTCCCGGCGATTGAAATGGCGTGTCGGCTGGCCGCGTCGACCTGTGCTTTGGTAGGCAACCACATGATGCGAACCCCTATGTTTTTGACTTGGACAGCAGCGCCGCCCAAGTGGCGTCTCCGCATTCCCCGTCAGGTTTGAGATTGTTACGCGACTGGAACAGCCGGAGAGCCCATTCGGTTTCAGAACCCGCCAGATAGATGCCCGTCACCTTGCACCCTAGCATAGCCTGGATCCGTTGCACATCAGCACCGGTTGATCCGGGGATGACGATCGGCGGACCGTGCGGGACCGCGGGAGCGGCAGGCTTCGGCGCAGCCGGCTTGGCCGCTGCGACCTGGCCAATATTGCGCACGACATCGCCGTGGCCGGCCTGCGCGCTATCGGCATACGGATCATAATCGACCGGCGGATACCAAGAGCCGGCGAAAAGCGCAGCCTGACGCCACACCGGAACGCGCTGCAGATGACCGCTATCGACAAAACTGCCGGTTCGCGCGTGCCCCCAATCCTGCCCCGAGATCAGGCCGTGCTTTCGCGCCAGATCGCGCAGGAACACATACGACCCGTTTGCGCCCTGATAGGCGCCGTTGATGAAAACCCCGAGATCGACCGCCACGCCGTAGCCGTGGCACCCGACCCGCGACAGTTTCGTGGCACCCTTCCGAAATAGCGCCGCTTGCCGCGTCTGCGATCGATAGGTTTCCAACAGGCGCAGATCGTGGCCGAGCGCCTTGGCTTCCGCGATCAGCGCCTGGACGGCAGCGCGCGTGCCAGGCTCAAGCAATCCCATATCCTTGCAAACGACATCGGATCGGAACGCCGCAGATCGCGCAATCGTATCGGTGTAAAACGACATTATCGCCTCCCCCAAACCCGCCGAGTGATAAGCGCAACGGTGCAGCAACTATTGAATCTCAATTCCAAATCCGGAACCGATCAGCGGGATTGCGGGCGCGCCTGCCGGGCCATAATAACAAGCCGCAACTCCGAACGAACTGCCGGGGAAAAATTCCAAAACATAGCTTTCGGTTGCTATATCCGTTGTCGTGGTTCCAGCCATGATGACGTTTTGATTGACCGGACGCTGCCACGGCCCCGAACCCTGATTTCCCCCGAGCGTAAAGCACAATTGAACCACGCCCTTGCCAGCGTTGTTTCCGACAGGTGCAAAAACACCGTTACACAATAATTTCGCGTCAAATCGCTGTTGCGCGATAATCAACTTTTTATCGGGAGATTGCACATATAAGCGATCCGCCATCGGCAAGGCGCTTTCCGTATCCCGATAGACGGTCGGAAACGCAAGGGACTGCCAAGTTGTCGGCATGCCCGTGGTATTAAGAACCGTGACGTCGGGATTTCCAGTAAACAAGGCACCGCGATACATGGGCTTTCCTTTCTCAATATTCTTCGACAACAATGCCGCCAGCCGCGCCAGCATTTCCGACAAGCCCCGACGTGCCAGCCGTGCCAGCCGAACCGGCCGCGCCGATAGTGTAGGTATAAGTCGCTGCGGGCGACGAAATGATATATTGCGTACACCCGCCCGCGCCGCCGCCGCCATAGGCGTTTCCGTTTGATACCGCATTATATTGCGCGCCGCTTCCGCCGCTGCCAGAGTTGGCCCCGGGCGATACACCCGCACCGCCCCAAAAGGCGGACTGACCGCCAACGGCGCCGCCGCCGAATTGTCCCGCCAACAATGTTAGAACGCTTCCGCCATAAGAACCGGGAAAATTTAATCCCGAACCCGTGCAAGTGCCGCCTGCGGCTGGACTGCCGATAGTGCCACCGGCGCCGCCCGTGCATGACAATGAACCGCCTGAAAACGTGGTCGTGCCGCCAGTACCGCCATTGCCAGCCGTCGAACCCGTGCCAGATCCGCCACCACCGCCGCCAGCGCCGCATGCGCTGACTTTGATATAACCAACGCCAGATGGCGTCGTATAAGTCGCGCCGGTTCCACTTGTAAGGCGTTGAACAGATGGGGCACGCAAACCGACCGTGATGCTGCCCGATCCCGTGACGGGACTGCCGGAAACGGAAATGCCGCCGCCATTAGCGATACCGACAGAAGTCACCGTCCCGCTACCCGCTGCGGACCATGACGGGACACCCGACGCGTTTTCGCTCAGGACCGCCGTGCCGGAATTGTTTCCGGCCAGCGTTGTCCAAGTCGATCCGTTCCAATAAATAATATCGCCGGCGCGCGTCGGAGTTGGAGCAGCGTTGGCAAAACAGGTTGCCCGCGAAGTGCCTCCACAGCCGCCATTTGAGAGCGGTAGTTGGCCCGATACGTCAGTTGTCAGCACCACGGCACCGAAAGTCGGGGGGCCGGCGGCGTTGCCATGCAGGACGGTGGTGGTGGTGCCGAGCGAACCCATTGGCGACGGGCAGACGCCAGCGCCGCCGCCGAGGATGATAGCATTCGCCGAAAGCACGCCGCTGGACGCCTGCACCGTCGTCGACGTGAAGCACGCCACGCCACCGCTGGTAACGCTCGCGGGCAGCGTATAGGCACCCCAAACCGGCGTTGTGCTGGCCCCCGAAAGAAGCGGTAGCCGCGCCGTAGCCGTGCCGCCGAGTATCGCGCAGGCGCTTGCCGTCGAGTAAAGGATACCGCCGTTCGATGCCGTCAGCGCCGCATTGCAGCCGCCGCCAGAAAGGCCGAGGATGCCATACGCTGGATCCACACCGGCTCCGCCGCTAATCCATGCGAGGCCCGCGGTAGCACCAGGCCCGACGATCGCCCAGCCCGACGCCCCGCGCACGATGATGGCGCCGCGCGTCGATCCCAAAGCGCGGTCTAGTATTGCCGATACCGTGGCCGCCTTGCCTGGCCGCTGCGATGCCGTATCGTTGCCCCAGACCGTGCCGGCCGGAAACTGCGCGCCCTGCCCAAACGCCGCAGACGACAGGATGGATAGAGCGAGAGCCGCGATCCACTTAAACCGCATCATACCCTCCGGAAGCCTTGGGCTGTAGGTTCACCGACGCATACTGCGTATCAATCGGATAGGTCGACAAACCGTCGATCAGTTCGGCGCCGGACCGCAGCACCGAGATCGCGTTGACCTGCGAATTGCCCTTGTCGTCCTTCACGATCAGCGGCACATAGCCCGCCGCCGTTTGCCGAGCCGCCGACAGGGGCATCTGAATCGAAACCGCCCCAGCCGTGGTGTCGACCAACAGCACCGTGTCCGTAATGAGCGGCGTATATGGCGACATCGCAAAGGTAACAACCGTCGGCGTATATCCCGGCGTCCCAAGAACGGCGACCTCCGCCTGCACTTGTTCGATTGCACTCTGCACATCATGTGCCGTCAGTGGCGACGTCGGCTCATACGAAATATTTTGAGCCGCCGCGATCGGTCGCGTCCGGAGATCGGTTTGAACCAGCATTTACAGAATCCTCAAATAAGGGATCAAGCCAACTGTCGGCTGCACGCGCGGGATTGCGGTGCTAGTGCCGCCTTGAGCGCTTCCGGTAAAGGTCGACGTTCCCTGAGTGAAGGTCAGCGAGCTGCCAGTGGTGTAGAGGTAACTGCGCGGTCCGACGGCGCCGGAACCGATGTTCGTATTATCCGAACTGGCGGGGAGAATGCTTCCCGCCATATTGCTGGAGATCGCTCCATTCGCTATCACCCCCGATGGGGTATAAGGGGGGAGATTTGGCGTCGTGATCGTGAAACTTTCCGTCGCAGTGCACACCGCTCCGACGGACGTCATGGCGGTTCCGCAACCCGTCGAGGCGCTTGTAAGGCGACCGGCCGCCGTGCTGCCCGGCAGAGTATCCAGCGCCGCTGGTACGCGCCCGCGCATGTCGATGATAGCAAACTGTCCACCCGGACAAGATCCGCTCGCCGGCGAACCTTGCTGCACCCAATAGGCGGAGTACGTTGTCGTTGAGATACATTGCCCATAGGGAGCGACGAAATTGCTATTCGGCGGCGTCGGCGCGGTCGACCACATGATACCGCCAAGCGCCGTTGAGAACGGACTGGAAAATCCACCCTCAAGATACCAAGCGCTATTTGCGGAGTTGAAGGCAAACCGATACGGAGATCCTGCGACCAGCGTTCCCGCCGCCACAGACGCCCCGTTTAGCCAGATCGGATAGGTGGTGCCGCCGTCGACCGTCAGCGTTGCCGACGCACCGTTTGTCGCATGGAAGATCGCGGCCAGCATCTGGCCGTTCGCCGGCGTCGTGTTCACCCCTTCCGACGTCGTCAGTGTGTATGCCGTCGACGACCCGCCGGTGGTATTCGTTGCGCTGATATCGTTTCGCCATGAGGCAAGCGCCGCCATCATAGCTCGAGCGGAGTCGTTCACCGCGGACGGTGCCATGCCCTCCGCCCAATTGATGGATGGATCGGCGCTCGCATTGCTGCCCGCCGTGGTCGACCACTGCCAGATTGCGGCCCCAACCGGTCCGGCGCCGAGTGCCACCGTCAACAGAACGAGAAATTCGACTATCCTTTTGCGCATCCTATCCTCCGATGCCGTAAGCCTTGGCCAAAGCCGCGGCGATTTGCTGGCTTTGACCGTACTGCGGTTGGGCCATTTGGATTTGCTGCGCCGGCAGAAAGTCAGGAGCCGCCGGCGCCGAGCCGCCTTGCTTGCCGCCGCCCATGGCCGACGCCAGGTTTCCGAGCGCACTCGTCGCGGTTGGCGGAGCGGCCGGCGCGGCGTCCGGCGATGAAGCCAGAACCGTCGGCGGACCTGGCTGCGGTGCCGGCGCGGCCGCAGCATCCAGCGCCCCGACCGGTCCGTTCAATTTTCCGTAAAGAGCCGTCGCATTGCTCAACCGCGTGCCGGCGGAATCGTCCCCGAACCGAATGTAGGGCTTGAGCGCCGCGCTGGCGCTGGCTACGTCCGGAGCGGCCAGAAACGCCGCGCCAGCCTTCTTTTCGGGCCCGTCGAGTTCCCTGCGGACGAAATCCAACTGCACATCCGGATCCGTCGGGCTTTTCCCCTGATCCTTGGCGAACTTTTGGAGGTTATCCCAGCGGTCCAGCCGCCATTGCATCAGGCCGTTCGCGCCCTCTTTCTGGTTAACCGCAGACGGATTGCCGCCACTTTCCTGCAGCATATGACCGGCGAGGGCAGCCGCTTGATGGGCCGAATACCCCCGAGCGATCAGTCCCTGCACTATTTGGAGGCCGTCCATTGCTGGTTTTCCTGCTCTTTGCCGTCCTGCTCGCCCTAAAACTCGCCGCCATGGGCACTGTATACTATTGCGGCCCCGGTGCCGCCATCGTCATCGTCGGCGCATGCTACGCCATCGCCAGGCTCCTCGACCCTCCTACCGCTGCGCTCCTGCGACGGCGGCGGGAGCGATAAGCGCCGGCAGCCGGCTCGTCGCGGCCGCCCGCTTTGCCTGCGGCCCGAAGAATAGCCGAGTCGCCTCTTTCGCCGCCTTCGCGTCTTTCAGTGCACCAACTGCCTTCTGCACCCCATGCCCCACGATCGCGCCCGTGATGCCGTGCGCGCCAAACCCGAGCATGGCGCCGAGATTGTCCAGCGCCTTCGACGCGATCTTGGTGCCGATCGTCGCGCTGCCCGACGGGTTGGTGGTCCCCTTGAGCGGCGCCATGCGCTTGTAGACCGAAGCCAGCGCCCGCATTTCCTTGATCTCCGCCGGCGAAAACAGCGACTTGGCCAAACCGCTGCCGCTTTCGTTCAGGAATTCATGCAGCCGCTGCGACAGTGCCTGCGCCTCAAACGGGATCTTGCCATCGCCGGCGTTGACGAGCTTTTCCCACATACCCTGCCGAACCGCGGCCCAGCTTTCCGGCTTCAAATTCCGCTTCAAATGCTCCGCAAGATGCACCGAAATCCCTTTTGAGGTTTTCGTGCCGGCCTGATTATACAACATATCCGCGACCTGGCCCGGCGTCGCCGGCAGATGGCCATCGGTGCCGGCGATCCGCGCAATCGCCTTGTCCAGATCGTTTTTCGGCGCCGCGCTCGGCTCAATGCTGCGAAGATTCCGCGCATACTGCGCCATCTGTTGCCGCTGCTCCGCCGTGAAAATCTTGTTGGCAAACCGCGACGTCTTGCCGTGCAGGAAATTGTCGATCCGCCCAGCCGCCTTTGTCGGCGACAGCGGCGCCGCGCCAGCCTCCGCGTCGGCGATGTGCTGAAATAGACCCTGCTTATACTGCTGCCATTCGGCGGAGTTTTCGCCGAGGATATCCCGCAGCCGCAGGGCGATCTTTTCAGTGTTCCCGCTGCCGGGCGCTGATTTCGGACCATAGGCCAGCGACGCGATCTCCGACGGCGTCGCCGCGGTATCGTGATATCGGCCGAGGATCTTTTCCACCGCGCGGCCGATCTCGTCGCCAGGCCCGCGGCTCGAGAAAGTTTGGCGATATTCCGCATGAGAGCGCCGCGCCGCGTCCTGCAACTCTTTCGCCAGCGCGGCGTCTCCGGAGAACTTGCCCGAGGCCAGCGCGTCGCTAATGACGTTGTCGAACTCGTTCAGGATCTTGGCCATCGCCCGCATATCGGACTTGTCGCCGGACGTGATCGCCTTGGATTTGGCGTCGCCGTACATCGTCACCAGACGCTTGCGCGCCTCGTCCATTGCCTTGAGATCGACCGGACGCGCCGCGGCAGCCTCGCCCGGAGAAACCATCGGGCTATCGCCCGGGAAATCGCTGGCCGCCTTGCTGGCCGCCACGGCATCCTCACGCTCCAACTGCCGCAGCGCCGTTTCCACCGCGTCGTCAGCCGCCATGCCCTCGTCGCGCATCAGGGAAATCGTCCGCTCGCGCATTCCGTGCCCGAGATCGCCATAGCCGGCCGCCTGCAGATCCTGCTCAAAGCCGGCGTTGACCCGATCCATAGCGGACCGCTCCGCCGTCGCGCGCGCCTCGCCCGCTTTCTTGCCGACGAAACCCTCCCGACCCTCCGGATAGACCTTTTGGCCGCGCAATTCGGCGTCGATCGCGTCCAGAAACTGCCGCGGCGTCGACGTCGCGCCATTCTCACCGCGCAGATAGCCAGCCTCCTCCGCCGCCTCGCGCATGCGATCCAATTCGGACCCGTTTTTGCGAACCGTCCCGAAAAAACCCTTCTGCCCCGGAATTTGCTGCCGGTGTGCTTGATCCAGGCCGATTGCCCCGAGCTCCGCGTCAGGCTTCAATCCGCCCTTCGACGCCACGAATTCGAGCAGGCTCAAAGGCGGAGGCGCCGCCTTGCCAGTCGGTACGCCGGCCTGCTGCGCATATTTATCCGCGACGGCGTCGCCAAACTTGGCCCGCAGCGCCGCCACCGCCTCATCTTCCGCCGGCTTGCCCGCCGCAGGGGCGGCCGCGGCCGGTGCGGCGGCAGCTGGCGCCGGCGTTTCCGGCAGAACCGAGTTGCGCAGCAAGCCGGAGTTTTTGCCCACCGTCTGGTCGATCAGTTTCAGCGCCTGGTTGGCCGTCGATTCATTCGTGGGATCGACCCAGAGCGGATTTTCGCCCGAATTCAGCCTCGTGCGGATATCCTCCGCCATCGTCTGCGGAACGCTTTCGTCAAACGATCCGGTCACGGCGTCCCGAGCCCGATATGCCTCTTTCGTCGCCTCGACCTTGGCGTTTCGCCGCGCGGTGACGCCAGCCCCGACACTCTCCGCCGCATCAAACGGAGAGGCCGGGGCCGCGCCCCCACCTAGCCCGCGCGTAAGGCCTTCGCCCTCCGCCCCGACTTGGGAGACCCGCGCAGCCTCCGCGGCCAACCGTGCCGCCTCTTGCTGCGCCAATTCAGATTGAACGACCTCTCCGGCCGCCTGCGGCGCCGTGCGCGGCGATGCCGCAGCCGGATCCAGCGCCCTGCCAATGTTGCCCGAGGCTTCCGCAAGCGCCGCCTGCGCCTGCTGATCCGCCTGCCGCGCGACCTCCTCCGCCGAGGTGCCGCGCGCACCGCGGCGCATGATCTCCTCCTCCGCCTGAATCGCAGGATCAGCCGCCGCCTGGCCGGACGTCAACGGGATATCCACGCCGGCAACCCGTTCGACGTTCTGCGGAACAACCGGCTGCGGATTGCGCATATCGCGCACGCCCTGCACCAGTTTGCCAACCGCTCGACCGGCCAGCGGTGCCGCCGCGCCGACGACCCCGCCGACCGCCGCCGGCGTCACCACGCCCTCGCCGCGCACCGCTGCGTCCGCCGCGCCCAGCGCCGCATTCGACGCCGCGCCTCGAGCCACCATCTGCGGCAGCGTCCCGGTCAGGCCGAAAGCCACCGGCGCCGCCATCATCGCCGGAATTGTCCCGGCCACGCCGCCCGTCACCTTGGCCGCCGTGTCGATATAGGGATGTGCAGCGGCGAACTTCTCATCGCCCTTGTTCTGCATTTCCAGCGATCGCCGATATCGTTCCATCCACCCGGGCGGGCGCGCCGGCAGCGGAATATCGCCAATCTTTTCCGTCGACGGGCCTGGCCGACTGATATCACTTTCGCTTGGCGTCAGAAGCGGCTCGATTGCCGGCGCCAGCGTGGCATTCGTCGCGGCGTTCAGTTTGTTCAGCACCCCGCCGACGATCGGCACACCTTCTGCCGCCGAGCGCACGACCTTGTTGACCGTCACCGGCTCATCGGCCGGCGCGGCGCCCTTCATTCCCATCGATTTAGCGATATCGGCGACCGCAGCGTTCTGCTGCTCCGGAGAGAGTTTCAGGAACTCGTCGCCGACAGTCACCTCTTTATCGCCGATCGACAGAACGGGCATTTACTTGACGCTCCATTTGATCTTTTGGCCGCCGATATCAATCATGCCACCACTTGGCGTTGTCGGCGCGTCGTCCGCCTGGTCGAAAAACTCCGGCTGCACGCCGTAGGCAGACGCGATCGCGCCCCTATCGTAAGTCGACCCGATCAGTCCCTTGCCCTTCCGGCGTATGGCCGCCTCGACCACGCGCTTTTGCGTGGCCAGGTTGCGCGTAATCTGCTCCGGCGTCATCCCGGGCCCGATATCGGCGCGCATGAATGCGTCCGACTCGCTTTTCGTAAGAGCCGACCCAAACAGTTCGTGCCGGACCATGTTTTTGTAGCGATCGTAATCCTGCCACCACCCCGCCGATTCAGCGGCATTCTTTCCGACGACGCTTTCCGGCAGGTTTCTAGCGGCCTCGTTGACGAGATCGCCGACCTTGTTTGACTTCCACCCACCGAACTCCGGCTTAAACGTCGACTGGAACGTGTTGATCTGGGAGAGCTTGCCGCCCTCCTCCGACAGTTTCGAGATATCGGAAACCGAAAGCCGCCGGTCCTTATCTTTCGGCGATGGCTTCTCAAACCCCGGAATAAGATCCCAAGTCGACGTCGCTGGATTCCACTGCTTTGAAATTACCGACCCGTCCGGATTGGTGAAATCTTTCACGACCGGATTTTTCTTGGATTCCTCTTTCGTGTTGTCCAAAAGAATATCGACTTTGCCATCCGGCCGCTCGCGCACCAGCATGCCGCCGACATTTTGCGCCGGCTTTGTCTCGAAATACTTGCCAATCATCGCCTTGAGCAGTTCGGGGTTTTTGACGGCCGCCGCCACTTCCTGCGGATCCGCGCCGCGGCGGAGTAGAGCCTGCGCTGTTATATTTTGCTGCTGCGCCTGCAATTGCAGCGCCTGCTCCCTTTGGGCATTCGCGGTGGCCAAATGCCCCATATCGCCCTGCATCGCGGCGCCGATCCCCATCAGGCCAGGCCCGATATTGGCGATCCGCTGCGCCAGCGGAACCTCCGCCGGCACAACAGGGGCGGCCGGCGTATCTGGCTGCGCAGGCCGGCGCGACGCGCTGACATCGCTGGCGCCTTCCGGAGCCGCGACAGGCCGCGGGCGCGGCGTCGGAACCTGGCCCCGAGGCGGCAAGGTATCGGCCGGCGACGGTTCCGCGGGCGCGGCGGGAGGTGGCGCAGAGATCGAACTGGCCAATTGCAGCGACGGAGGGATGCCCATCGGCGTGAACTGCGGACTTCCGGAGACCGGAACGCCGGTTCCGGCCGGGGCATCGCCCATAGCCAACTGCACCGCGGCCGCGTTTTGATCCGGCGCCGGAAACGGCTGATATGGGCCGGCTGCAGGCCGCGCCATGCCGGCTGCATTGCGACGGTCCGCGGCGCCGTTGTCCGCGCGCGTCTGCGCCTCGATTTGATCCCACAGCGCCTGCCCCTCAAGCGGAGCCGGCTGCGCCCGAGGCGGATCAGGGAACGGCGACGCGACAGGCCCAAACGCCGCCGGCCCGCCGCTTTGCAATGACGCCAGCGTGTCCTCAAGCCACCCCATTTATGCAGCCTCCGCCAGAGCCCCGACGCGCGCGCGCCGCGTCGCTGCGCCATAATCGACCGCCAGAACGCCGCCGATATCGTGCACCGACTCCGGCGCATGCTCGAGAACTTCCTGCGCCATCAGGCCGACATGGGTTTTCGGCGAACCGTGATATCGGAACGAATACACATTCTGGCCGTCGTTGAGCTTGCCGACCCGCGCGATGTCCGTCTTTGTCCGGACGTCGGAAAGCGCCAGCAACGCCGGCCATGCCGAGGCTGCCGCGCCGGCCGTGCTGACACCAGTCCCGGCCAAACCAAATCCGGACTTGATCGAATCCATGAGCGACGGCGACGACGTTTGCGTGGACGTGCTGGACCCGCTCGACTGCGAACCCAGGCCGGCCAGCGACGCCGACGGCTGCAGCAACTGCGCCAGATTCTGGAACGGCTGCGAATACTGCGCGTTTGCCGCGCCGAGTTGAGCCATCGCCGGCGACGAGAACAGTCCCGGCAACGCGCCAGCACCGGTAATGCCGGCGATCCCGTTCGTAAGCTGCTGCTGATTCAGGTTGTTGACCCCCGACGCCGTCGACCCGGCGGCGCCGAAAATCTGGTTGTTGGCGTTCAGCATGTTGCCGTAGTTCTGATTGTACTGGCTGGCGATCGTCGGCGCGATCCCGGAGGTGATGCCGCGCCCGAGCGACTGCGCAAACGATCCGGCGCCAGACGGATCCCGGCCCGATCCAGCGTAGACGCTTTTCGTCGCGTTCGTCGCGTCATTGATCGCGGTTTTGATCGCGTCACCAAAGCCAGGCGTGTCGTACGGGCTGAGATTTGCGCCGCTCGCCGTGCCGCCGAGATTGCCGCGCAGCGTGTCATAGGCGGTATTCAGCATTCCGACCTGGCCGGAATTGTCCGAGTTGAACAGTTTTCCGATCGCGCCGGCGCCGGCACTGCCAAAATTCGGGATGCCGGAAACCGACGACGTGAGATTGGACAGCGCCGAGGATTGATCGCCCGTTACGCTGGGATCGACGCCGCTATATTTCCCGATCAGGCTGGTAAGCAGGCCCTGCGTCGGCGCCCACGGCGACGTCTGGCTTTGCTGCGTCTGTTCGGTGGTTTTTTCGCTATCCGCCATATGTCAGAACCTTTTCCAACTGCACCGTTCGGACCTTGTAGCCCTCCAAGACACGCTCCCAACCGGCGCGCCCCCGAAGCACGACCTTAACACACCCCTCCGCCTTGGCATATTCCTCGATCTTGAGGTGGAATCGCTTCCAGTCCTGCATTCGGTCGCCGCCGCACTGGCACATCCAGCACACCAGCCCCGAGCGCATCGGGACCAATTCCGTCGTCATCGCCGCCAGAATATTTCCGTCCTCGTCGTCGATCGCGATCCACAACACCGTTTTGCCGTAGCGGATATTTTCGAGCATATCGGCCGGCATCAGATCGTCGCCGGCCATATAGCCGATATCGATCATGCCGCGCACGCGCTCCCAGATGGAGCTCGCCAGCGTAGGCTCGACCGCTTCGACGTGCACCGTCATCAGCCACCCGTTACCGTGAATCCAAAGGTCCGATCAACCTGCGCATTATTAGCATGCGTGACGGTAAATTGCCCCTGCGACACCGCAGAAATATACGTCGTGGCCAGCGCCGCGGCGGCGTTCGCCGTCCGCGCCGAAAACTGCGGCTCGCAATCCCGGCTACAATTCGGATGTGTGACGATCGTCGTCGTCGCGCCTGGCGTCAACGTGAAGCGATCCGCCGCGTTGTGCCGCCCCTCGACCAACTGCCGGACCGCGTCGACGATCCGCTGCGGATTGCGCTCCTCCGGAGAGAGTTGGATGGCCATTTATTTCAACGCCCCCACCTTGTCGCCGAACATGCTGGCCGGCCACGTCTGATAATCGCCGGCCGGGCTTGGGTAGTGCGATTCTCGCGTGTCAAACACTTCGGAGATAAACGGTTCCTTTTCCGGCCCGCGCCGCGTCGAGTAGCCCACGATCGCATCGTGCCCATGCTTGCGCGCCGCGCTCGCCACCGCCGCCTCTTGCAGCGCATAGGCAAGCTGGTTTCCCTTCTTGCTGTTTTCCAAAATATGATATTCGAGGCCATCAAGTTCCGGCGCATGCTTCGCGAGAAACTGCTGCACCAATTCCGCCTTGATATCCTGCGGTAACCCATAGCCACCAGCCGAGCGCAGCGCATCGGTCCGCATATCCTGATAAGCACCCTTCCCGATCAGGCTATCATACGCCGCCTCTGGCGCCTTGCCGCCCGTCGCGCCCTTGACGAATAGCGGAGCTTTTATCGCCGTCTCACCCTCAATCGCTTGCGTCCCGCCATAGGCAAAATTCTCCTTGGTTCCGGTATAGTATTTTGCATCCTTCGATCCCTGCGGAAGATAAAATACACCCCCTCGCACGGAGTCATCCATCGACTGCTCCGGACGCTGGTTTCTGCGAACGGGAATGGTCATAGCCTCTGCATCGACCGCTGCCCCCGGCGTGTTCGCGATCGCACGCCGGAATGTGTCGCTATCGGGGATCTTCGACGGGATGCCAAACGAGCGGCCGGCGTCCTCCGGCACAATCCGCTGCACAAGGTTTGAGGGTGCCCCGCCCTCAAGAGATCCGACGCGCCCCGTCCCGAACAGTTCCGACATGATCGGCCGCGCGTCGAGGCCTGCAGTCTCCCAAGGCGGCTTTGCCCTCAACTCCGCCGGCGTCATGTCGCGCCGCGCCTGGACGTTCCGCGCTTCGATCTCGCCCGGCAATTCGTGGTAAAGCTGCCGCGGCGTAAACCCGCTGGTGCTTTTGTCGAGACCGTACAGTTCCATCACGCGCCGCAGAGTTTCCGGCGGATTGCCTTCGACGTCATGCGCCACCTCGCGCGCGGCTGGCGGGACCATCCAATCCTCCGCGCCCATGTCGCGATACCGCTTGGCCACGATCTCGTCTTTTTGCTTCGGCGTCAGCGACGGGTCCAGCCCCTCCAATTCCCGACGATACGAAAGCGCGTCGCGCGCCAGTTTGGCGTCGTCCGCCTGCGAGAACATTGACGGCGATCCGCCGTGCGCGAACCCTTCGCGTTCCTGGATAGCGTGCTGCATTTCATGGAGGGCCACCGAGCGCGCCGCCGGCGCATTCGGCCCGCGAATATTTATCGTTTCCTCGCCCGACGCCCGCGCCGCCGCCGGCGTATATACACCCGACTCGCCGGCAGTCTTTTCCGTCATCCCGGTAATGCGCCGCAGATCAGGATATGCCTGATATAAATCCTTGTGCCAGAGTTGGCTCGCAATCGGGGCGGCTTCCGCGTTCGGCAGTCCGTTATCGTGCCAGCCCTGCCTCATCTGCGATTTGTAATCCGGTATCTCAAACCGCCATTTGTCATCCGAGCCCTTGAACCAGCCGGTCTCATCCCAGATTGCCTTCCGATCGGCGCCTGCCGTCGCCATCTTCTCCGCGCGCTGCAGCGCATTCAAATCGGCATTTTGCGCCAGCCGGCCGCCAAACACCCCAGCGGCGCCCGACGTCGCAAACGGGACCGACGTGCCGGCAATATTCAGCGCCGCGTCAGTCGCCTCTTTTACCAGCGGGTCGACCGGCTGCGCCGAGCCCGGGATATCCGTCACGTCCTCGCGCCGCAGGCCCGGCGGCCCCGCCTGCGCCGCGGCCTGGATCACATGCTTGGGGATCGACACCGTACCGTTGATGATGCCGGCAAACAGTTTGTCGAGGAAATTCGGCGGCTGCTCTGCCGCTTCCGCCGGCGACGCCGCGCCGAAAGGCATGATATCCGGCATCAGGTATCCCCCGCCGCCTGCACATTCGGCTTGATCCCGCGTGCATACTTCCATGTCGACCCGGCCGGAATGCGAATCCGGCACTTCATATATTGCGCCTCAAGATTAACCGGACAGTCCCCGCGCGAGTTGACCGCCGACTCGCCGGTATAGGTAATTTCCGCCTGCGCCTGGTTGCGGTAGCCGATCGACCCCAGCGCCGCCGATGCGTCGGTATATGGCGTAATCCCGTCAAGGAATACGAAGTCGTCGGCATCCTGCTCCGCCGTCTCCAAGATTGCCTCGATATTCGGGCCGGTGAAAAATCCCAACATGCCGTCAGGACCGACCTGCGCCAGAGACGCCGCCGCCGCGACCGAAATGCTATCCAGCGAGAACGTCAGCGCATCCAGCAAGCCCGCGATCGTCCCACCGCTGGTATAGGCGCCGACGAAAGCCACGTTCGTTGTGATGACGTACGGCCCCGAGCCAGTAATCGCCGAGATCGTGATATTTCCCACGTTGATCGCTGCCGGCAGGCCGCCCGTGCCCGTCACGCCGCCCACCGCGATCTTGTCGCCGACCTGCAGCTGCGTTTCCGTCGGCGCGCCATCCGCCGGCGCCGGACCCGATACCCGCGCAATGCTGGCCACCGTCAGCCCACAGAACCCGCCGACATTCGTCACGTTTGATATGGCCAGCGTGCCCGGCGCGATCACGTCAAGGCCTTCAAGCGTCAGCCCAGGCCTTGCCAGATACCCGATATATTGCCCCGACATCGGGACGATCGACCATGGCCGGTCCTTGATCGACCAATCGAACCAGAGAATTTTGTCAAACAGACCGACGCTGCCCGCTTGCGACTTGTAGGCCCAGCCGACGCGCGTCCCCGACGGATCCGCGACGCCGATGACCAACTGCAGATTGTTCGCGTCGACGTCGCCGAAAAAGAACGTGTCGACCTGCTCTTTGCCGATCGCCGTCGGTTCGCCGCCGGCCACAATGACCTTGAACCCTTGCGCCGACAGGAAAAACGTCCGCGTCCCGGCGTTGACGACCGAATACTCCGCAAAAAGCGTGTCTTGCGTCGATATCCGGACGATTTGAAAGATCGCCGCCGAGCCGGGCGCATAGGTCAGGCTGCGGATTGCCTCGTCCTGGAAAATGACCCCATAGGCGTCGCCCCCCGAGATCGCATGGCAAATGCCACCATCAGGAAAGTCTTGGAAATCGGACAGCCCGACACCGGCCGTCCAGGTTTCCGGCCCATCCAAGTCGGACCATTGCGCGCGCCGCGGGTTGGAGAGCAGTTCGGTCAGCATCACGAACCGGTTGACGATCGCGACCTGGCCGGCCTGCGGCGGAGATCCGCCCAAGTCGACAAACGCGGTTGCCGAGTTCAGGACGTATTTCTGCGGCACCGTGTTGACCTGCGTCGCGATCACAAATTCATTGAATTGCGCGAACTTCCAGTTTTTGTCCGTCACCAAGGCGCCATACGCCGAGCCGCCCTTGCTGGCGTCCGTCCAGGTGAGCGTCACGTTGTCGAGGATATACAGCCGCGTCGACGTGCCAGCGAACACCGCGATCGATCCATCCGACCGGCGAGCGAAAAAGAACCCCCGACAGTTGTCCGGAAGCGCCGAGGTGAACGCCACATAGCTCTTGAACGGCCCGTAGCCGTCGCCTCGAGGCAGCACGCCGCTGATAAGCACGGAGCTATCGGTGCCCAAATCGGTCAGATCGGGGCGGAATGCAGGGAAAGGGATGAACGGTTGCGCCGGCATCAGAACGGCATCGGGCGAACCCGCGACGTGCCGCGGATCTTGTTCGCCTCGCCCTTGAGCATGTTATAAAACCGCTCCGCCGCTCCCCCGCTGCCGTCGATCGGCGACATCGCCGCCACCATCTTGTCGTTTCGCGTGAAATGCAGCGCGATTTCATACTTGGCCCGCGACCGGATCAGCATCTCCGCATCGTTCATCCATGGGTTGGTGATATCGTTCAGATATCCCTCAACCGCGGGGTCCGGGCCGGCCACGGCGAGATACCCGCCGACCGTTATCGGATACGACGCCGCCGGCGCGGCCGGATAAATGACGATCGACTGGCCATCCCACGCCCAGCTTGTCGGCGGACCGGCCTGCTGCCCCGGAATGGTCGCCAGATAGACGTCCTCCGGAAACACCCTCTGCAGCCGGCAAGGCGTGTTGCCAAGCAGGTAATTGATCCAGTCGATTTTCATCAGGAGCCCGATCCGGGCATCATCAGCGTCGGTGTAAATATACCGGCCCTGCACCGAGTTGAACGTAAACGGCGCCAGCGGCGTCAGTTCGTTGAACCGGAACCGTTCTTTCTGATAAATCGTGATCGCATCGAAAATAGCGTTCAGGATGACGTTCGGGTACGCGCCGCCCGGAGCAAGATCAGATCGCTGGCCGAGCTCGCCAACGATCCGATCGATCATCATCTGCATAGATTTCCCGGTGGCCATTCCTCACCACCAGACTAGCCGCCGAGCAGGGAATACCAGATCGTTCCGCCGGGCGAGCAGATGAACGCCGCCGTTTTGTTCGCCGCCATCGCATAGGCCGCGTCTCCGGACAGGGCGTTGATGGACTCTCCGGACTGCGGATATACGTTCATGGAATCGGCGGCGTCCGCATTCGTCACCCACACGATCAGGCCGGTGGTATCGCCGGAAATCTTGCCGGCCGGCAGCGGCCCGGTATTGCTCAGGCCAGTGTGACAGGACGGCAGTTTGACGCTATCGCCGGCGGTCGCGACCACAGTCACGCGATTGTAGCCGGAATCCAGAAGCGTTGCGCTGGCCTGGCCGCCGCCGGCAAACGCCGTGATCGTGTCCGTTACCGACAGACGCTCATAGCCCATTTTCAGGACCATGTACTGGTTTTCGGAATTCGTGCCGCTGATATTCACCGCTCGAGCAAGGCCGACGACAGCCAGCATGGCAATGGCAGAGAGCAGAAGGCGCTTCATGAGCATGGGAGCCTCGTCAGGTTGACCGGAAATCGAAAGCAGCGGCCCGAAGGCCGCCGCCAAGGTCTCAGGATCAGGTGCCGATGCAGATATACTTGGCGATGTTGCCCGACGTCGACGTCTGCGTCAGGGTGATCGCCGTCGTGCTGGTTGCGTAGGACTGCGAAGCCAGCGGCGTCGCGATCCAGGTGACAACGCAATGCGGCGCCGCGGACTTGGCCGAGTTGAACGTGATGACGCAACCGGTGGCCGAGGTTCCCATGGTCACGGTGCCGGCGAGATCGGTGCCAACGATTGCCGGCGAGCCGCCGCCGCAGGACGTCAGCGCCGGCGCCGTGGTCGAGCCCAAGGTGATGCCGTCGAGGACCGTCGAGTAGCCCAGCGCAAGGCTGGCGGTCAGCGCGAGGGCGGCGATACCCGAGATCAGTTTCGTGAAGATATTTCGCATAGCTCTGGTTTCCTTATCCGGTTTCGATCAGGTGCGGGACGGATCAGCCGTTAGGTGATCCAGCCGCCTTCATAAAACAGGACGATGATGGCCTGGCCGGTGGTCGCCGCGGTGCCCGTCTGGGTATAGGTCGCATAGGGCAGAACATCGCCGGATGCCGTCAGCGATCGGCCGGCTCCGCGCATGACCTGCGTCACGCCGGTTGCCGCCTCGTTCACATCGCCCGCGGCAACAATGTTGTTGTAGCCCGGACCAACGGTGCCGACCGTGAGGACGTTCGTGGTGGTGGCATTGAACACCGCCACGATCTCGACCAGCACGTTTTCGATGAAAGCATTCTGCGGGAGGTAATTGTCGAACGGGAGACCGCTCGCAATGCCCGCATCGTTGAAATTAACCGTCTTTTTCAACGTATTGACGACTTGACGCGGATCCTGCCGCGCATTGGTTCCCAGAACGCCAGTGGTCATTTGCCAATCTCCTCTGTGTTCTGGCGGTTAGAAGGTGGACGCTGCGGCGTAGGTGGAAACAACCACCGTGCCGTAGTCGACCGAGTTGTATCGGGTCTTTTTCAGCCCGTGGATCGTCAGAGCCGAGATTTCCAACCGGCGCTTGTGGTCGAAAAGCTCCTCGTTCCACGTCATTTTCGTCGGGCCGTTGTCCTGGCCAAAGCCCATCATGGCGGCCTGCGCGCCGAGCAGGACCGCGCGCTTGACCGTCGGCACATCGGCGCCGGCGGCCGAGACGCCATTGGTGACGTCGAAGGCCTGGCGCATGATGACGCCATTGTAGATGCCGATGGCGCCCGAGAAAATCGGGTTGCCAGTCTGCTTGAGGCCCATATAGGCCGCCTTCTGCAGATCCTGCCACTGACCCGTCGAGGTGTTCCGGCGCATCGCCGTGACCTGATAGGGGTGGAGGTACATGCAGAACATATCCTCAAGCGTGTTGTTGAAATCGCTGCGCCCGCCTTCGCGCATCGACATGCCCTTGTACTGGATCGGGCGGATCATCGGGCTTGCCGTGATCGCCAGTTCCTTCGCGGCGTCGATCAGACCCAGCGTGAACGTGTCCGCCGAGGTGAGGAGGTCATCCGACGCGCGGCCGGACTGCCGGATAATGCGCGTCGCCGAGGGCGCCGTGACGGCGTTCAGGCCGGTATAGCGCGGATCGGTCTGGACGGTGTAGCCGCAAACCTGGTTGAAGAACTCGACCGAATACCGCTTCGCGTACCAATCGCGGAGCCGGCCCTTGGCGACGTCGCGGAGATCCCACGGCACGCGCTGCTGGTCGATCGTGCGGCGGGACTTGACGCCGACAACACCCATGAGCTCATTGATGACCAGAGCATCGGAATAGGTGGTCAGAGCCTCGCCGTTGCCTTCGGCAAGCTGGTTTTCGGTGAAACCGGCCTGCGCCAGCTGCATGACGATCGCGTAGGTGATTTGATCGCCGGGGCCCTTGGAGAGCGCGTTCTGCAGATGGATGACCGAATTTTCATCGGTGCCGATCAGCGGGCGGATCGCCGTATATTTCAGCGCCTCCGTTTCGAGGACGCGGGCCCAGAGTTTTACGGCAAGGGCGTCATTCTGCGGAAAATTGGTGGTGGACATAGCACACCCTGATTTGGGACGGTCGCAAGGCCGCGACCTGGCTCAAATTTTCGGAAGTGCGTCGGTTAACAGCCCGAAGCCGGCGTTCCCGGGTAACGTCCGGTCAGCGGAGGGTTTGCAGCGTGACCCCACAACGCGGGAAGCGAGTATTTTTTACCGTGGCTTTCGCCTGGCCGCCGCTCACTTCAAGAACGGCACGGATTCACCAATAGCGGCGAAATATCGTTTCGTCAACGGGAATGAAAAAACCGCCCGGTTTTGCCGAGCGGTTAAGTCAGGGAGGAAACGCCCAAGGAGGGCTTAGACTTTATGCGCCCGTCGGGCGCCGCGCGCAAGCCGCCCGATCAGCCTCGAAAGGTGACTGCCTTGACGGCCCACATTTGCGCCGTCTGCGCTTCCGTGATCGCGATCGAGCAATATCGGACCATTTCCGGATTGTCGCCGCGCTTGATGTAGCCCTGCCGGAAATCGTCCATATGGTCGATGATGTCCGCATAGAGTTTTTTCAACTTGTCGACGTCGCCCATGCCGGACGGGTTGAAAGTCAGGCCGACAGCCTTTTCGCCATACGTCTGCGGTCGCTCATTCATTTTTGATGCTCCTCGAAATTGCCGGATGCCGCCGGCGCGGTCAAAACGGCCGCCGCTTGACCTGCCGCGGCAGCCGATATCGGACGACCGGCTGCTCCGAGCCAGCGTCGTCCGTATAGGTGAAAAACGCATATTCGACCCAGCACAGCCAGACCCGATATCGCGTTTTTCCGTTGCGCATCTCCGAAAGGGTATAGGCGTCGACCGCGACGGGAAGCCACGCAAACCGGCGCCGCCACGTCGACAATTGCACCCCCATCAGCGCGTAGCCGTTGAACTCGCAATCCAGATAATAACGCATGCCAACCTCACATATTCGCCGGCTTGCCCATCACGCGGTCAAGAGCCTCTTTCGGCATGCTGTTATAGTACGATTGAAATTCCGCATCCGACATCGACGCCAGCCGCTCCGGCGTCATCTGGCCGCCCGGCGAGCCGCCGGCGTCAGACAGCGACCGCGACGCCTCCAAATTGTCCCGCACCGCGTTCAGCTGATCCTTGACCGACCCGGCGGGGCTGGCGGGTGCGGCCGGCGCGCGCGCCGCAGGGGCCGCAGGAGCGCGCCCCGCCGGCGCCGAGGGTGCCGCAGCCGCGGGAGCCGCCGCGCCCGGCTTCCAGCCTCGAGCGCGCGCCAGGTTGCGGATCACCGCCGCCGGCGACTTGCCGGACGCCATGGACTGCTTGGCGACCAGCATCTGCTCGTTGTGGAACGTGCGCTGGATATTGTCGGACAGCGCCTTTTGATCGGCCGGCGACAGCGTCGCGCACTGCGCCGCATCATTGATATCGATATCCGCGAAAATGAACCCGAGTTCCTGATATCGGGTTTCCCGCAGATGCACGAAAGCGTCCGTCATCGTCGGGTCCGGCTCGATCCCGCGCGCAGGGTCGCCGGCAACCACCCGCTGGATATCCCCGACGAGGCTTTCGTAAACCTGGCGCTCCTCATTTTCCGCCGCCGTGGCCTGCTGCTGGCGCTGCTGGCCGCCAGCCAATTCGTTGACCGTCTTTTCCAGTTTCCGGATCTTCCACTTGCTATGACCAAGCGGATCGTCGTCCTCGTTCGGTTCCGGATCGTCATCGACCGGTGCCTGCGCCGCGGCGGCAGCCGGCCGCGCGTTGATCGCCTCGAATAGCAACCGCGACCGCTCATCCAGCCGCAGACGCGCCTCGCGCTCTTTCGTGGTTTCCTGCCGCGCGCCGTCGAGTTGCGCCTGCAAATCCGACCGCGCCTTTTCCAGTTTGGCCAGTTCCTTTTGGTGCCGGCCGTAGGAGATCGTTTTCGGCTTGGGCCGAGCGGCACCGTCCGCCGGCGCGTCGCGATCGGCCGCCGCAGGTTCCTGCTCGCCGTCCCCTTCGTCGCCGTCGTCACCATCTGCCGGCGCGTCATCGCCCGAATGATCCACCTCCGAGGACTCCGCCTGGCCGGCATTGGCCATCGCGTCGACCTGCGCCTGCTCCTCCGCCGTCAGGCCGTCGATCGGCGACGGGCCGCCAGAGCCGGCACCGGTATCCTCGACCCGCTCCGCAAACGACGGCAGCGACGCCGGCGGATCATCTGGCGCAAACGCCACCATGGCGGGGACCGACGCGCGGGACATGAGCCTTTCGATATGTTTCGTCATGACGCTTTCCTTTGATGCGATGCAGTTTTGATAAACTCGCCGATTTTCACCCACGTTGCCGGATCCAGCGGCCCCTCGACCAGCACCAGCCCGCCGCGCTCATAATCCCGCAGCATGACCTCGCCCAGCGGCGGCCGCTCGACCGAGGAATAGATCAGGATTTCCCACCGAGCCGCCGCAATCGGCAGCGGGAACAGCAAGCGAGCCTGCTCGCGAAACCGCCCGCGGCCCTCGCGCTTTTCCATCAGTTTCCGCCGCTCGCGGAAATCGACGTTCGACGGGATGGCCTCGACCACCTCCGGCGCCGCGACCTGGACTTGATCCCAATGGTACAGGCCGACCATATGGCCCAGAAAAAACTCCTGCGCATGGCGCAGAAGCGCATCCTGCGAACGGATCATCGCGCCCCGGGTTGCTGCACCGGAGTCCGCGACGCGATCATGGCCTGCACCCTCTTTTGGAAGGCGGACGCCAGATCGTGATGCGCGCCCGCCAAGGCGCCGACCCGGTTGGTGGATATCTTGTCGATCGTTTCAAGGTGTTTGGTGCGAGCGTTCAGGATGGCCGCCGCCGACGCCGCGCTGTCATGATCCATTGCGGCCATCTCGCGCATGGCCCGCGCCTGCGTCAGCACACTATCGGAATCCGCCTTTTTACCATCCGCGATCAGTTTGCCGCGTTGCAACGCATTGTCGTGCGCCATGTTCGCCGCGATGGCGACATCGTACTGCGCGGTCGCGCCGGCCTTCTGCGCGTTCGCCCGATTGAGCTCTGCCTGGGTATCGTTTTTCGACACCTCCGAAAGCAATTTGGCGATCGTCAGTTCCTTGACCTGTTGCTGCTCTTTCTGCTTGGCCGGGTCCGACTGCGCCTGCAGAATGACCTTTTTGATGCCCGACACCAGCTGCGACGGCAGCGGCGAATATTCCAGCACCATCGCCAGCACGTCCGGCTGCGCCATCAACTGATCCTTGAACATCGGCAACAGCGACGAAATAATCAGCCAGTTCGCCTCCTTTTGGTTCGGCGACGTCGGCGCATCATCCACGATCACGTCATATTCGCCGGCCGTTGTGTCTTTCGCCAGCCGGACCGCGCCCGTGTATTGCTGCCCGACGATCCGGATAATGCGGCCGTCGCTCATCCGCGTCTGGATGACCTGCAGCCGCATGCGGCCGAGGATTTTGCGATATCGGCGGAGGGAATCGAACAGCGTCGCCAGCACCGTCATGCCGGCCTGCTTGCGCATCGCCTCGACTACGCCGGGATTTTGAACGTCCTGCTGCCCCAAGAGCTCAAAATTGACGCCAGTGACCTGCGGGATAGCCGTCACCGCATACTGCAACAGCGCCACATAGGCCGAGGCATCGCCGGCGCCGGGCTTCGGCATGATTTTGGGGTTTTTCCCTTGGCTCAAGGCGCCATCCTTGAGCCAGGTAATCATATCCGGCTGCGCGTAGCCCTCCTCCGCCTCCAACTCGTCGTCAAAGGCCGATCGCTCCGCCAGGATGCCGCCCTTGGCCGTCGCGTTCATGATGTGCATGACCTGCGACATGAACTTGTTGGCCCACTTCTGCGGATCTTCCACGACCCGCGTCAGGCCGAACCACTGCCGCCGTTTGGCGTCGAATTCGCCGGTAATGACGCCCCAGCTGAATTGCTGGCCGAGCGGGGCCGGCCCGCCGCCGAGGTATTCGTTCCCGAGAAACGCCTGCTTATAGGCGCGCTTTGTCATCTTGACGCCGTCGAGGCCCGGCTGGCCGGCGAGCTTCCGCATGCGGTCGAGGAGCCGGTATTCCTTGGGCGACATTTCGACCATTTCCTGCGTCGCCTCGTCCGCGACCAGATAGTACGGCTCGCGCTCCCACCACTGCATGCAGACGATCGTGACCTCGTTCGTATCGTCCCAATCCAGATAGGAGTTTTTGCCGTCGCGGATACGCTTCTCCTCGATCGACCGCGGCCCGGTATCGTAATAGATGCCGGCATCCGCCCACGACGCATCCAACTGCCGGCGCGACTTGCCGGGGAACATTTGCATCGCATCCGACAGCGGCATGCGCCGAACGCGCGACATGCGCCTGGCGTCGACCATGTTTTTCTTTTTAACGGTCCGATCCCAGAAGAATTCCCGGCAATCGAACTGCTCCTCAATATACATGCCCTTGGAGGAGGTTTCATAAGAGAACCGCGACTCCGTCACGCCGATGCCGGTAATGCAGCACTGCTGGAACGCTTCGCTCTGCTCATCCTCGCCGTCGCACTTCTGGCCCATCCACTTCGACGTGCCCGACAAGATCTCCGAAACCTGCGTATCGTCGTTTTCCTCCGGCAGAAATACGATCTCATGCCGGCCGTTGATCTCCATGCCGGCGATCGCCTTGATAATCGTCAGCACCCGATTGAAAACGACATGCGGACGGTTCGCCGCGTCCAAAATGGCCTTGTCCTCATCGGACAGTTGCTCGCCGGCCACAAACCCGAGATCCTGCGTTGCCTGCGTCCGCCAAGTCGCCGAGGCGTCCGCGTCCGAATACCACCAGCGTTGCAGGATGATGAATTTATCCTTGGGCCCGAGCAAACTGACAGGCCGCGCCTGCAGATCGTCGGCGCCGGACCCTTCCGGACCTATCGCCGCATTGCCCTTGCCGACCGTGTCGCTTTCGCTGTTCCAATCGTCATCATCGGCGTCGACCGACTTGCCCTCGCCCGTGAAATAGTCGTCGCCGCCATCGGTGATGTCCCGATATTCGACGTCCTCCAAAACCTCACGGGCAGCGCGCGCCATATCATTACCTCAGAGCAAAAGACCGAGTGACCGATTAAAGTCTATGGGGTGTTTAGCAGACTTCGATGCGTTGCACGAACGACACAAACCTTGAAAGTTTCTGGCCCAGCTATCGCCGCCCAACTTGACAGGCATCACATGGTCCATTTCCAACTTGCGCTTTTTCCGGCAAACAGCGCAGCGCCCCTTCTGGCGGCGCACTATCTCCTCGATCTCGTCGCACGTAATATGGCCGCCATTGGCCGCTACCCTGGCCCGCCGATTAATCTGTATGGCAAGGAACTTGTCCGGATTTTCCTCGCGCCACCGCATGACGTTTGCCGTGGTGCGCTCAGAATTCTCGCGGTGCCACCGCTTTGATGCCGCCAACCCCTTTTCGCGATTCTCGCGCCGCCACTTGCGTTTTGCCTCCGCGCTCTTGTCTGGATTGGAGGCCGCCCACAGCCGGGCCCGTTCCAAATATTCGGCGCGATTTCTCCGATAATGCTCGCGAGCATAGGCCCGTCGTTTCGCGATATCGGACGTATCCAGCATTTACTTGCCTTTTTTCACCTTCGACCCGCCACCACGGAGCGCGTCGTTCTCCTGCTTAATCGCGCGAAGGCGATTTTCGAAGTCTTGAAGGATGGCGATCAGCGAGATTCTCGGGGTATCGAACTCGCCGAGGACGCAATCGCGGAGGGCTTTGTTCTCCGCCTCAAGATCGCCGATCCGTTGATGCAGTGCCGCGATCGTGCCGCGGAAACCGCTGGCGTGCCGACTATCGTCCGGCCACTCCCAGCAATGGAATTCATGACCCGGGCCCGCCGGCTCGACAAACTGCTCGTCGACGAAATCGCCGGCATCAATGAAAACCGTCAGGTTCAGCGTCCCGCGCTCGCCGCGCCCCTGCACCAGCGCGCTAAACCTCGTCTTACCCTGCCGGCCGAACCCCTGCCGCATGGTATAGACCACAATATGCCCGACGTCGGGCAGGTTTGGTGCCGCCATATCCGGCTGGATGGAGTCGGCGGCGACCTTGTTAACCGAGGATAGCAGATGGCCCATTTGATGCTCCGAGGTGATGCGATACTGATATTTACTGCCGATATCCGGACGAATTCACATTGACCGCGGTCGCGGTGCCGTTCGCCGTTGTGGTGATGGTGATGTCTGTATTGACCGCGCTGGCCGGAATGCAAGGGCTGAAAGACTTGCTCAAAGTCGTGCCGGCGGCGGACGAGCTCATTCGATAAATTTTCGACCCGCCAAGCAGGCCGGCAACCGTAATCGGACCGACCACAGCCGTTCCGCCGATCGCGGACACATCGAAATCGCACAGATACGTCCTCACCGAGGCCGCGCCGGCAAGCGTCCCGACGACCGCGCCGGTGGTGCCGGCGCCGTTGCCCTGGATGGCCGTGGCGCCCGTCGGATACCCGCCGATGCCGGCCGGACCGCTCGAGCACTGATTCCCGTTGACGTCCATCGTGATCGCCCGGCCCTGCACGCCCGCCACATAGGCCGGGCTCAGGACGCCGCATTGCTGGACGATAATGGTTTGCTGCGCCGCCGCAGGAACAGCCAGAAGTGCCAGAACAGCCAGAACGGCCCCAAAAATCCGCGTCATGCCGAATTCCCCTTTTTCAACAGATTCGCCGCCGTGGCGCGCGCCATGGCAATCAGATCCCCAGACGGCCGGACGAGATCGCTTTGCACCACGAACTCCGACCCGTCGGCATAGTTACCAGAGAAATACAGGATTTGATACTCTACGCCGCCCGACGGCTTGTATTCCATCAAGGCCGTGACGCAATTGGCCGCGTTTCCCGTCACCTCGTTGAAGGCGTCGCGTATTTCCTTAATACCCATGAGGGGCGACCTTTTCGGCGTGCAGGACATGCAGGACGCTCTTGCCGTCCGGATTGGCCAGCGTCTGCCGGATATTTTTGGCGATCGCCGCGATTTTCAGGACCGCCGCCCGCACCTGCTCATCCGGCGTTTCGCCTTCATGCAGCACGCCGTCGAGATTGAACCGACGGCCCTCCGGAACGAGATCAAACGTCACCATGACGGTATTGTGCTCGCCGCGCTGCTGCATTTCACTGCCGAAATACCGTGCCCCGGGCCCGCAATTCGCCTTGAATATCTTTTTGATATTTACCGACATCGTCCGCCTCCGGAATTCCATGGTTTAGCGCATCGACCTCCGCCTGCGACCGGCCTGGCTGCGCTGCCCAGCGCGCCAGCGTCTCCCGAGCCTGCTCCGGCGTCAGCCGCAGCGCCGCCCGCTCCGCCCGCTCCGCCTCGCGCCGCATCCGCTGCTCCGCGGCGAACGACTTGCCCTCATCCCGCGCCAGCCGGCGCCGATCGCTGCGATTCATCGAATTGGCTCCGAAAGCGCGCGCTGCACTGACCACCCGCGCCTCACGATCCTAAGCCAAACCGCCAAATATGGAAGCCCCGCAAGCCTCGCCGCATCCTTGAGCGGCATGGGGGCGCCGCGGAATTCAACGATGCGATTTGACCGACGATTGTTTGCCTGCTCCCGACGTGTCGCCCATCGGCAATTCCCCGGTTCGTAATCACCATCGTTGTCTATTCGCTCAATCGTATCGGTGCGGCGCGGTCGCTTTCCCATATCCGAGTAAAACGCGCCGAAGTCCTCCCACCGGTCGCAAACCGCGATCCCTCTGCCGCCATAATCCTTATTATCAATGTCCGCGCATCGGTGCCTCATGTCGCACCAGATTTTATACTCTGCAGATTTCGCCTTCGCGTGACCGTGCTTTTTTGCCGACCGCTTGACCTCGATCGAGAGGCACCCGCATGATTTGGTGTTGCCGCTAGACAGGTTGTTGGCAGCAACAGTCGCAGCCGCCCCACAATCGCAACGGCATTCCCACAAAATACGACTGGACCTCGCCGCAGACCTGGCCACGACGGCCAACCGCCCAAATTTGCGCCCAACAAGATCAATCGCGGCAGGCATTACGATGACCAATGGCTGCCCTTGCGGCCCTTATTAAGCTGATCGCGCCGATAGACGACATCAGGTTGCAACCCCATAGAAATCTGCTGAAAAGCATCTGCACCATGGTCAAAACCGTTTTTGGCTGGCGTGGCCATCCATTGCTGAATTGTCTTGTTCCACATCCTGACATAATTGTCGAGGCATTCGACGAGGCCGCCGGCATATTCCGAGCAGAACCACGTCGTCGCGATCATGCGCCTAGCCGCCTCGATCGAGTCCGCCTTGTCGCCGACCCGGTCGACCACGATAAAGTCGATCCCGTGCTCCGCGGCGACCTCTTTGCGGGTTTGCGCCGTGACGCCGCTCATGTTCGACCAATCGCGAGTCTCAAGATCGTGCGGCCCGTAGTGCTTGCCGTACATGAACCCGCGCGTCGCGTTCTTTTCTTTCAGTATCCGGATGCCGTCCGACAGCCCGGAGCTTTCGCCGCGGGCAAAGTCGATCACCCGATGCCGGACGCCGTCCGTCTGCATAAACCCGATTGCCATGTTGCCGTCGAGGCCGAGATCCCAGAACGTGTGCACCGGCCGCGTCGTATCATGCGGGACCGGCAGCCCGATCCGCTTTTCCCGGCGTGCCTGGTTCATCTCGTTTTTGAAATATGCGCCCTCGAGCGAGGCAAAGAAGCACTCGCCCGGCGTCGACGGATGTTCCGAGCGCATGTCGTCAGGACCGAGGAATTCCCGCGTCTTGACGTACCAGGCCTGTTGCATGCCGTCGGTGACGATCCCGTGCTTGACCCGCAGTTCCTCGAAATATTCCCGCATATCGCTTGGGATATGGACGAGGTTGATCGGCAGCCGGTTGGCCGGGTTCATATACCAGCCGTAAAAATGGAGCTTGAAATCGCGCTGCGTCAGCGCCTGGCCCGATGCTTTCAGCTGCTCGCCGGCGTTCACCAGATCGTAGAACTCGCCCGACGTCCCCTTGGCCGTCGATTCCACCCAGATTTTGCCGTTAATCGGCACGGATTCGATTGTGCCCGTTTTGATTTCCTTGGCGACCAGCGGCGATTTGGCCGAGATCGGACCGTATTCGGAAACGTGCAGCATCTGCGGCGTGTCGCCGCGATAGGACGTGCCTGCGACAATCTTTGACCCATTCGCCCATTGCAATTCGTGCTGATTATTGACCGTCAGCGGCATGCCCTGCCGCAGCGTCGCCGGCATCCGATCGTAGGCAAATTTGGCCATCGATATCTTGGCCGTCGCGTCATCCAGCGTTTGGTCAATGATTCCACACGTCGTATTCGACGCGAAAAGGCAGCTATCCAGCATGCGGATGCTGATAAACGTCGAAAACCCGAGTTTCCGGCTTTTCAGGATAGTGTCGCGAAACCACTCCCGATGCGAATAATGCATCTGCGCCGCGTTGCGCTTGAACGGGACCGCGATGCCGTCCGCGTTTTTGATCGAATAGAGATTATCCAGCCGCCACTCGCGATCGGCCAGTTTGGCCTTCGATGCCCGATATTCCGGCGTCTCACGAACCGCGTCGAGCGTTGATGCCGCGCCCATCAGTCACTAGACCGCCGAGGCGTCGACGAAACTCATGGTCGCGCCGGAAAACCACTGGAACAGGTTTTCCCCGGTCAACCGCGGCGAATCTGTGCTCGCATCGCGGTGGCTGCTGGCAATCGGGCCGTTCGGATTGAGCTCATATCGGACCGCCACGTTCGCATCGACCTCGACCACGACAAACGTCGCCTTGTCGTTTATCTGCACCGCGCTCTCGACCGGCGTCGCGCCGTTCAGCGTCAGTTTCGTCGACCACAGGTAAGGCTCCTGGCGCACGAACTGCGAATCCGAGTTGAAGGACTTGACCATCCGCTGCTCGAGTTGGACGACCGCCGGATATCCAAAAATGCGAACCGATGACATTTAAGCCTCCAAAATTGGTAACGGGGGCCGGATTTGCACCGGCGACCTTCGGATTATGAGACCGACGAGCTAACTGCTGCTCCACCCCGCATCAGAAATCATCCGATAGCACAGCCCGCGCCCATCCGCCATATCTCCGGAACCGCATGGAAATCGTTTGGCCCAGCACCTCCGCTCCGCCGACGATCTCCCGCATATTCGGCTGGCCGCCTGGCATGACGTGCCGCAGGGTCAGCCGTATGCTTTCGTGCGGCGCAGGATGGCGAACCACCGCAACCATTTCCAGCACTTGGCCGTGCACGAAACTCTCGTTTCGCTCCAATTCCAGCGCGACGATATCCAGCGGCCCGCGGCAGGCACCGCGCAGCGCCGCCTCGACCCGAGGCCGATCAGGCAGCACAAGCAACTGCGGAGGTTTCCGGGCCGGCCGGCGAAGCGCATTTGCCATGGTAATTCCAAAAGAAAAGCCCCCGACCGCAAGGCCGAGGGCTCAAGATATCATCAAAGCCTATTTTGACAATCAGGGTACCGGCGTAAGCGGAGGCTCCGGAGGCGGATTGTTGGCGTCGACCGGCACCGAGACCGGATCCGGACCGGGCGAACCCGGGGCCGGCTTGCCCTGCTCTGCGTCGTTCTGTGCCTGCTCCTTGGCCCTGGCCGCTTCCTGCTCGTCGAGACGCTGCTGCTGCTCTGCCTTGTCCGCTTCCGGGCTGCCGGCCTGCGGCGTGCCTGCCGGCGCCAAGTTGAGCGGATTGTCGCGGCGCGCCTCCGCCTCTGCGGCGAGCGCGTCCTGGCGCTCCTGCTCCGCCTTGGCGTCCCGCTCCGATGGCTCTTTGGGGATGCCAAGGCCGTCCGCTGCCGGCTGGCCATCGTTGCCAAGCAAAGCATTCTGGCTGGAATCGCCCAGACCGGACTTCGCAAGGTCCGCATTGGATGCCGGCGCCTTGGCGTCGGGATCTTCTGGGATGACCACCGAGCTCGACGGACTATCAGGGAGCGAGCCCGGCGCGCGCGAGGTGGATCCACCGCCGGCGATCACAAACCCGCCTGCGGTTTCAATCGCCCGAGGCTGGTT